TCAAATACGTGGTCAAGAGGGTCAACGCCTCGGCGCATATAAACCCGAACATAGACCAGGAGATCGAGCTGATCGTCCAGTCACCCAAGGTCAAGAAGGCCACCTTCGCGATCACGGCCCGGAAGGGTTACCAGTCGACGGCGGACCGCTTGAAAATTCCGGCCCAGCACGTCCGGGACGCGGAGATCCACGGGATCCACTTCATCAAGCACAAGCTCGGAGACCCGATGCTGACTGCGGGCGAGCTGTGGGACGAGCCGCCAGGGGCCGCTTGACACGCAGGCAAACCTAGTAGTTAACTAGAGCACATGGGGTCACCTGGCCCCCGCCAGACCCACTAATGAGGAGCGCGAAAATGAACAAGAAGAACCCATTGCTGATCGCCGGGGCCGGGGGCCTGCTGGTCCTGGGCTTCGCAGCCGGAGCAGGCGCGGGAGCCACCAGCGGAGAACCGCAGACACCCACCCCGGCAGTCACGGTCACGGCAGAGCCGAAGGTCCGCACGGAGGTCAAGGAGAAGCGCGTGGAAGTCACGCCACCCTCCTGCCGTCTGGCCCTGGACCAGGCGGACCGTGGATTTAACACCTTCGCTGACGTGATGCAGGCCCTGCTCGACGGGGACACCAGCGCGGCGGAGGCCGGAAACACCAAGCTGAACAAACTGGCTCCGCAGTACAACGCGGCCAAGGCAGAATGCCGGGGTCTCTAGCCGTGGAAATGCCGAGCAACATGCCGACCGCAGCGGATTACGCTCGGGAGGACGCTGCAACCGCCAACCGTACCCGAACCAGGGAGCAAACCATGCCGAATACGATCATCCCGCAGAGCAACATCAACGCATTCATCCGGGTCCCTGGGCGGGCACCGACGAAGCTCGGAGTGGCCCTCCAGGAGTGGGAGGGGGTCTGGGTCCAGGAGCTGGACGGGAAGCACTTCGTGCACTTCCCGGAGGCCGGAGAGGGCCACCCGGCCTCCCGGCTCCCGGTGACCGAGCAGATCTACGAGGTGGCGCTGTACACCCTGGCCACCAAGCGACTCACCGACTGGATGCGAAAGAACGGAAAGCGATAAAAATGAGCAAGAGCGAGAGCACCACCCGGCGGACCTCACTGCTGAAACTGGACATGCTCCGGGGCGCAGTAGCGAACGCGGAGGCCCTGATCGAGCGCGGGGCCTACCGGAACGACAAGGCCAAACAGCGGGCCACCTACGAACTGCGGGACGCGGGCAGGCTGATCCTGGCGCTGCTGGACGACCCCAGGATCAACGGGGCGATGGACCTGGGCCGGGAGTACGTCGAGTCCCGGGGCCTGGCATTCGAGGAGTACAACCGGAAGGTAGGCCGGAGTGCCTAAGCAGATCGTCGTCTCGTACTCGGAGCTGGACTCGTTCCGGCAGTGTCCCCTGAAACACCTGCTGTCGTACAAGCAGCGCTGGACCAAGGAGAAGTCCGAGGACTCGGCCCTGGGCAAGGGAACCCTCTGGCACAAGGTCATGGAGGCCCACTACGGGGTGATCAAGCAGGCCCAGGAGTCCGGGGAGCAGGTCAAGGACCCAGCCTCGGTGCTGGTCCAGGCCCGGAAGGCTGTAACCCCGCTGCTGTTCAGCGAGAACGGCAAGCAGACCGAGGTTCAGGAACTCATGCAGTGGATGTACGAGGGCCACATCGACCGCTACGGCACCGACCGGGAGTTCACCATCGTGGGGATCGAGCTGGGTCCTCACGTGCCGCTCCCCTGGCCGGACGGCAGGGACTCCCACTACATTCTGAAAACCAAGCTCGACCTGCTGGTCCGGGACTCGTTCGGCCAGCTCTGGGTGCTGGACCACAAATCCGGGGCGAACAAGCCGACCGAGTTCGAAATGCAGATCGACGACCAGTTCGGGCTGTACACCTGGGCGCTACACCGCCTGGGGTACGAGGTGGCGGGGTCGATCCACAGCTACGCCAGGACCACCCGGAACCAGGCCGACTTCGACGGGTACTCCGGCAAGGCCACCCCGCAGACCCTGGACCAGCGGTTCGAGCGGTACTACCTGAACCGGACCGACCGGGAGTTGAAGGCCCTGGCCGACGACGCGTTCGCGACGGCCCGGAACGCCTACCCGCCAAAGGGTATGACGCTGCCGCTGTACTCGGCCCCGGACCCCAGGAACTGCGGCTGGAAGTGCGACTTCAAGGAGGCCCACCTGATGCTGCGGGAGGGCCTGGGCCTGGAGTACGTCATGAAGTCCGAGGGCTTCCATCAAGATTTCACGAGACACTAGGAGGAACCGTGGAACACATAACGAGCGACCCGCTCTGCAAGAAATCGACTGCGCGGTCGGTCATGGACGCGAAGCCTGGGGACCGGGGCAGGACCTGCCGGGTCTGCACCCCGGCCCCGTCCCCGGAGCCGGGCCTGATCAAGGGCCTGCCGGAGAACCTGCAGCCGAGGTCCAGGACCCTCGCGGACATGCTGGACGAGGCCATCAAGAAGCCATTCATGGACGGGTACAGCAGGACCCGGGCCGAAAACCACTACACCTTCCCGGCACCCAAGTCGGAGTCCGACCCCGACTGGACGAAGGACTTCTTCGCCAGCCCACCGCAGGGGTCTCCCGTGGCTCCCGCTGAACTCCCGGCGGAGACCCGGCAGTCGATCGCCCAGATGTACGCCACGTACGCGGAGTTCAAGCGGACGGGCTTCTCGGAGAAGCAGGCGTGGGACCTGGTGAAGTCGGGCTGGGTGACTGCCTGCGCGGTCCAGGCCCAGTGGCACCTGATGCACGGAGGGGAGGAGTAAAATGTGCAGTCTGCAGGAACACATCGAGCGCGAGAAGCGCGAGCGTGAGGCCCAGATCCAGGCCAACGGTTGCCGGAAATTCCGATGCTGCCGGGAAGCCAGCCACGAAGGTGTATGCGAGGAGGACAACACGCTAGTTGACAGCTAGCCAAATACCCTGATTGACTAGTCAGGCTGGCCCCTCGGGGCTGGCCTGGACTGGGCCAGTACACCCAACAGAGAGAAGAGGAAGCATGCCGAGAGCATCGACGCGAGCCAAGGCCAACCAGGCAGTGGCGGACGCACTGCAGGCCACGATCCCGATGGTCGACAAAGACACCGGGGAGCCTGCTGACGAGCTGGACCTGTTCGCACCCCTGGAAGACACGGTTGACACCTACAACATGTGCTTCTGGGGTCGGGAAGGTGGCGGCAAGACGACCGCGCTGGCCACCGCAGCGAATATCGCCCCGGAGGGGTCGAAAATCCTGGTAGTGAATGCGGAAGGTGGCTTGAAGCTTGCCGCCATGAAGCGGCGGGGCATCGACACCTCGAAAATCGTGATCTACCCGAACCCGGACCGCAACGAGCGGCTGACCCGGGCCGGGCTGGAGCGGGTCTACCGGCGAGTGTCTGCGGACCTCAGCCGAGATCCGAACTCCTGGTACCTGGTGGCGTGGGACTCGGTTACCGAAGTCCACGAAGCCATCGTCGGCCAGGTCTCCGAGGCCAGGATCGCCAAGGCCAAGAAACGCGTCGAGGGAGCTGGCGGGGTCCTGGAACTCGACGAGGCCGACCAGTTCTTCACCGACCGGGACGACTACGGCACAATGTCCAAGATGGTGAAGGACCTGCTGCGGAAGTTCCGGGACCTGCCCTGCCACTTCGTGGCGACGGCCCTGGAGCGCCGGGACGTGGACGAGAAAACCTCCAAGGTCACCTATGGTCCGGCGGTCACGCCAGGCCTGATGAATGCCATCCTGGGTTACATGGACCTGAACCTGTACTTCAAGCAGGAGGACGAGGACGGCCCATACCGGGCGCTGGTCCGTGGGGTGGCGAGCTACCGGACCAAGGACCGAATGGGTGGCCTGCCCAAGGTGATCGCGGAGCCGACCTTCGAGCGGATCCTGGGATACACGGACGGCAGCATCGTCGAGGCCGAGGATCCCCTACAGAAGGGCCTCCCGGCAGTCACACCCCCAAAGGTACGCCAGAGCGGCAAGAAGGTCCGGGGAGCGTCAGCGAAGCCCCAGGAAGAACCCACCGAGAATGAGGAGTCAGACAATGAAGAAGATTAAGCGGGCGCTCGCAGTCGCCGGGGTCACGGCCCTGGCCATGGTCGGGCTGGCAGCACCGGCCCACGCCTACACCAAGTCCAACTGCTACTGGGTGTATGTCAACAACACCAGCTACGGCCAGCGGGCGCTGTCCTGCTACTACGACTACAACTGGTGGGAAGAGACCTTCCTGGGCAAGCGGGATGGTCGCTTCTACGAGTACCAGCCGCAGTACGTGTAGCCATGACGCTCTCACCGAGGGTCGAGGAGCTGGCCACCAAGGTCAAGCAGGCGTCCGACTTCGTGCAGGAGTCGCAGTCCAAGGCGAACTTCCATGAAGCCAGCCTGAACTCCGCCAGGGCCGAGGTCGCCCAGGCGGAACACAAGCTCATGCAGGCCAAGAACGACCTGATCCGAGCCATCACGAATCCGGGGTCCCCAGGGTCCTCGGCACGCAAGATCCAAATCGAAAACAAGAACACCGCAACGAAAGTAGGAATTAACCATGCCTAAGCTCTCCAAGAAGCTCGCCAAGGCCGCAGAAGCTGCAGAGATCTCGACCGGCGACTTCCCGCTGATCGACCCCGGCTTCTACTACGTGATGCTCGCTGAGGTCCAGGTGATGGACGGCAACTACGCTCCTCGCTGGTCCGCCACCCTCAGCAACATTCACCACGCGGAGACCCTGGAGGAGGTTCCGGGTCGCCAGTGGTACAACATCAACGTCCCCGCAGAGGGTCCGGCTCCGGCCAACTACCCGAACGGCGACAAGAAGTGGGCCAGCTTCCAGTCCATGAGCCTGGGCCAGCTCCACGGGTTCTTTGAGGCGTTCGGGTACTCGACCGACTCGGACACCGACGAGATGATCGGGGAGTGGGCCAAGGCCAAGATCACGATCGAGACGATCAACAATGGCCCCCGGAAGGGCGAAAAGACCAACCGCGTCAAGTCCCTGGTCCCGGTCGAGGAGGACTTCGACCCGACCCAGTTCGATGTGGAGTCGGACGGCACGTTCTAGCAGTTCAGTTTCACGTGAAACACTCGAGGCCCCGGGCGCAAGCTCGGGGCCTCACCCCTAGTCCCACCACGGAAGGACCAACCCATGGTCAAGCTTAGTGACCGACTCGCCACACTGGCGGGAGAATACCGACCCGAGACGATGCTGGATTCGGCGCTGGCGCTCGCCAGAGACGGCTGGAACGTGTTTCCGCTGCGTCCAGGAACCAAGATCCCACTGATCGGCAAGAAGTCCGGAGGAAACGGAGCACACGATGGCACGACTGACGAGGCCACCATACGGACCTGGTGGAAACGATACCCTAATGCGGGGATCGGCGCGAATCTTGGAGACGACCGGCTGGCGATTGACCTGGATTTCAACCACGGTGCCACCCGGCTCCGGAGTCTGCCAGATACACGCATCCATCACTCGGGTCGGGGGAATGGAAACCTTCACCTGGTTTACCGAGTTGAGCCTGGATCGGCTGCTGCAGCTATCCGAAGTGGAACGAATGTACTTGGCCCTGGAATCGACATTCGAGCGGGCCGGGGGTCCTATATCGTAATGCCTCCGACTCCGCACGAGGAGACGGGCGAGCCGTACACGATCGACCCCACGCGGACCCAGGAGCACACCCTCACGGACGCGGAGGTCGAGGCGATCTTCCAGGAGTCCGGAATCCAGGCTCCGGCGGCTTCCCGTGGCGCAGCGCGGGGCCTGCAGGTGGTCCAGGGCAAGAAGTCCCACCAGCGTCCGATGGTGTCCGCGAACACCACCCTGGCGGGCCTGCTGGCGGACCCTCCCTCGGAGGGTGGCCGGAACGACTGGTTCACCCGGGTCTGCGGTCACGTGATCCGGGACCATACTAAGTTCAACTCGTACGAGCGGGCCGCTCTCAGCCACTCCGGGCTGATCGACCCGCCACTCCCGGTGGAGGAGCTGCAGAAAACGATCCAGTCGATCTGGGACGCGGAGCAGGCCAAGCCCGAGAAAACGCTGATGCCGGAGAATGGGTTCCTGACCGGGAACAAGCGGAACCTGTTCTGCCAGATCTCCAGGAAGGAGGGTGAGGAGACTGTCTACGACCAGGCCCCGTACGCGGACTTCGATATCGAGGCCCGGGGTGTGGCGGTGGACGACACCAAGAGGCGCGTCTACTGGGTCCGGCTGCACTGGCACGGCCAGATCATCGAGACGACGCTGCCGGGCGAGCTGCTGGGCAACGAGAACGCATTCAAAACCTGGCTGGCCTCGCGGGGCCTATCGGTGGACCCACCGTTCGCGGCGAACCCCAAGACCGCACCCGCCACCAGAATCCTGAGGTACCTGAACAGCCAGCAGCCACCGGAGGTCCAGATCGTGACGACCCTGGGCTGGGACGACAAGGTGGAGGCGTTCGTGACCCACGATGGGGTGATCGACCACGAGGGCCAGCGGTCCAAGGAGTCGGCGCAGGTGGTGGCGAACCCGGCCCTGGTGGAGCGGGACGTGGCACCCTACGTCTACGGGTTCGGCAGGGACTTCTCGGAGGCGCAGCGGGTGCTGCGGGAGGTGCTGACCTTCCAGACCGAGGAGACCACCTCGATTTTTGGCGCGTGGTGGGCGGCTTGCTTCCTTAAACCGCAGGTCCAGGAGCGGACCTCGCTGTTCCCGTTCTTCGGGGTGGAGGCAGCGTCGGAGTCGGGCAAGACCAACGGATTTTTCGATCTGATGGTGGCGATGAATGGCAACACTCGAGGCCAGGTCGTGCCGACCCGTCCGGTGCTGCGTGACCTCGCCTCCGCCAACAAGTCGGGGATCGTCTGGGCGGACGACCTGGACGACCTGGAGCCGTACGGGGAGCTGTTGCGGGCGTCGACTTCCAACGGCACGGCTTCGAAGATGGAGGCGGACCGCTCGGGGATCAAGAATACCCAGGTGGTGGCTCCGATCCTGATCTCGGGCGAGGCCCTGGGGTTCGGCTCGCAGAAAGCGCTGGTGGACCGCTCGATCGTGCTGCAGATCGCCTCGCCCAAGGGTCGGCCATCACGCCACGACCCGGATCGGCCCCAGTGGGAGGATATTGTCGAGCTGAAATCGCAGTACCCGGAGAGCCAGGGTGGTCTGTCGGTGCTGGCGGGTCACTACGTGCAGCATGCGATGCAGCACCGGAAGGAGTTCGGGAAGGCCCTGGCCCGGGAGGCACGGAAGGGCACGGGACGACATGCGGACAAGCTGGCGGTACTCCGGGCCGGGGCGATGCTCCTGGATTCTCTCGTGGGCCAGGACGGGGCCTGGGAGGGCCAGGGCGAGCACTACCGCCGGGTTGTGCGGTGGTGCACGCTCAACGGACAGGTCCTGGACCAGGACAACGCGTTGACCATCAAGATCCTGCCCTGGGCGCTGCGGCAGTTCGGAATGCCGGACGAGGCAGGGGTCGAGTCCGGCGGGAAGTTTGACGGGATCCGGACTCCAGTATTCGTCGACGGGAGTGACCTGAAGGCAAACCAAACCTTGGATGGCGAGGAGTCCACCGAGATCTGGTATTCCGTGGTAAACCTGGCTGCAGCCTGGAGGCGCGAGAACAATGGCCGGGTGGACCAGCGCACCGAGTCCGAGAATGCCCTGCAGCAGCAGGCCCAGGCGCTTGGTGGTGAGACCAAGCAATTCCGGGCTGCAGGATCCGGGGTGAAGTCGATCAGCACTCGGTACCGCAGGCTGGCCCCGGAGTACGTAAAGATAGTGCTCCAGAGAGTGGCCGGGTAGCGTTCCGGGCCTGTGGCGCTACGGGTGCGCTACAGGCCCGGAGGCCCGGAACGACGGGATCGAAAAACCCCAAGAAATATATAGTAGCATTGTAGAATACCTAGAGAACATCTTTTGCGTACGTACGCACACACACACACACGCACACACGCACACATTACGAGGGCTTAGGCCGGAGAGGCGCTACCGTGCTACAGAATACCCTCCGACCCCGGAGCGACGCGGCAGAATACGGTGCTGCGGGGTGCAGCAG